CAATCCCGCATAGAAAACTTTGTAGAAAAGATAAAGCTAATAGAGTACTACCAAGACATCGTTGACTCGGTATCTGTTGATCTTACTGGATTAGTATCGTCATCACTGACAAGCAGTGTGTACTACGTAACTCAAAAAAATACGTACCAAAACAAGATACAAACAATAAAAGGTGCTTTTGACGGCTTTGAGCGATACATGTACTATGAATCGTCAAGCTATGTATCAAATAGCTTTGGTGAGTTTGGAAATTTTGCATGGCCCAAATCAACCAGCACAAAACCATACAACCTTTATCCTGCAACAAGCTCTCAGGTAGAACTTTGGCTAAACGACACAATAACGTCGGCAAGTCTATACGACCAAAATAATCCACACACCTTAACAAATTACATACCGAGCCACATTTTAGAAGATGATGGTAGTGAGGTAACTACGGTATTTGTTAATATGATTGGTCATTTCTTCGATACGCAATACGCATACGTAGATCACATAACAAAGCTATATAGCAGAAACAATAGCTTAACTGAAGGTTTTGCTAAGGATTTAGTTCATTACGTAGCTGAAAGTTTAGGAGCTGACTTTGATAATGGATCCTCTTTAGAAGACTTGTGGTCCTATACCTTAGGATACTCAACATCAGGAAGTTACGACAATGGATTACAACTATCAGCGCAAGATAGAACTCGAGAAATTTGGAAGAGGATAATAAATAACTTACCGTACTTAATGAAAACTAGGGGTACGGAGAGAGGTTTACGAGCTCTTGTGAATTGCTTTGGTATACCGTCCACTATTCTTAGAATAAAAGAATTTGGAGGCCCAGAACCAGATTTTGATACACAATCCACCTTTGATCACGATAGATTTTATTATGCATTGGCAATTGGGTCAGGCAGTAGCTATGGAAGAGTTAGTTGGTTTGGACAAAGCAATGCGGCAACACTAACTGGCCCTAAATCATTTGAGCTAAGATTTAAATCAGATAACATAGTTACAGGAAGCTCAGCTGTATACAGACTTGCGCACTTAACCTATCCTGCAGCACCAGTTTTGCCTAATTATTATCAATTTAATATAGGACGAGATGGTGCTGGAGACTATGTACAGATGCTCATTTCAGGAAGTACTTACTCAGCAAAAGCGTACCTATCGAGTAGCTTAAGTACGAAGCTATTTGATGGAAATTGGGTTAACATGCTCGTTGAATATAGTGGGTATGCAAACTTCGTGACATACCAAACTACAGCATCATACAATCTGTACGTAGGACAAAAGGCTAATTACTCAGAGACGCCTATTATTGCAAGTGCAAGTGTCTCCTGGCAAACAGCATCACTACAAACTATCCTCAATGACAAGTATGGATGGTACGGTGCTCACTACTTGGAGATAGGCACAGGATCGATGTACGCTAATCAACCTACCTCAAGCTTTAGTGGAAGTCTGCAAGAGCTTCGATTGTGGGGAGGTGTCGTAGAAGGATCACAAAGCGCAGCTATAGGATTGTGTGCTACTGGAGGGCTTAATTTACAACAAAGTCCATTTTATGCGCATGTCATATCACCAACTACTATAGTAGGTCCAAATTACGGAGATCCATCCTGGACTGGTGCAACAAGTAGCTTTGACGAGCTATCCTTTAGACTTCCATTAGGAACTAATAACAGAAAGATAAATCTCAACACTACAAGCAGCCTACGAGGTGCGCAACCAAACCAGAATTACGCAAATCGTACAGGAAGCTTTTACGGATTTAATGCTAACACAGCATCATACTGGTTGCCAGTTGTAGAGACAAACTACATGCCATGGCCAGATTTAGGCGGTAATAGAGTGGTTAGCAACAAGATTCGTATAGATGAAACATTCCAACCAAGCACTGAATTGTTTTGGAATCGACAAACTACAGTAGGCCTTCAAGATTCGCAACCTGCAGACAGTTCTAGATTGGGTTTATACTTTTCAACAGCTGATCAAGTCAATGAAGACATCGCTGAGCAGTTTGGAGGAATACACTTAGACGACTATATTGGAGGATATAATACACTATATAGTGAAGCTTACGATGACCTAGAGCAAATACAAAGAGCCTATCTTAAAAAGTATGGATGGAATCCATCAGCAAGCTTTGGAACAAACACAGCAAGGTTTAATAGTCAAAATTATATAAGATTAATTTCTAATTTTGATGGTGCTTTGTTTAGTCTAGCTAAAAAGTTTGTACCTTACAGAGCCAACTTCCAAACCGGATTGGTTGTAGAGTCACACACACTTCACAGACCAAAAGTAGGCGGATACAGAAGACCGACCTGGGAAGATCTATCGTATGACGCAAACATAGACATACCAGACCAAACACAAACCGTTGGAGGAGCTGTACAGGATGCTGCTGGCGGAGGACAAGTTCATTATGTGTGGGAAGGAGATATAGAAAGGGAGTACGTAGTGCCAGAGGGAGAATATCCAGTGCAAGGAGAAGGTACAATAGCGAACCTAGAAGGCACATCACCAGTACACGCATATCTGAATGAGTACAATAATACGCAAATTCCGGAGCAGCCTTTGGGATTAGGAAACTTATATGGGGTAGGTGATGCTAATTACACGTCATATGGTCGTGAAAAGATATTAGGTTCTCAATACGATTTTTACACTTGGTACCAAACAGGCTCTGGACCATTTGATTTTAGATATGATAGAGCAAATGCACGTCCATACTGGGATCCGATAGGTATTCAAGTTTATGGTAATCGCTTATCTGAAACATATGGAACAACAGAAGCACCATACAATGGAGATGATTTAATGAGAAGTTCTGGATCGTTCCCAAGTAGTAGAACACTAACTTACTCTGGTAGTAATTATGGTTACCGCTATGGTGATGTACTAGCAATGCGTCTCGAAGCCGAAGGCACAACGACAACTTATTACTGGATTGTATCAGGAAGCAAACTAGCATATAATCACGGTGCAGGAAGCAACTCAACAGGAAGTGCATATACGCCAATACTCTTACATGGATTAAACCCTAACTTAGTCTACAATGTAACGGCAAAAATATCCGCATCCTTCATTGCAGGAACTCCTCCCACATCAGCGAGTGTTCAGTTTGCTTTTGGGTCAAAAACTAGTTCATACGCTTACACCTACGAAGTGTTGGCATCAAGTCCTGGAGAGCAGAGTGTATCCTTTAGTACAAAAGCAGATGGACCTACTTTCTACATTAACACTTGGACAAACACAGCTGATGCATACAGAGCGTTTATATATAATCTAACAATTACACCACAAAAGCCACTACCAGCACAAATACAAGACTTCCATTGCGGCGATAACGCTTCAATTGGTCAAGCAAATCAGAAGTATAATGGAAGTAAATTAGTTGGTAGTGATTGGAATGTTGATAGTTCAGATACGATTGACGGAGGACCGGTAGTATCTATTATAGAAGGGCCTGATGTTGACCTTACTGTAGATCCTTCGACAACCGGTACGTATATTTTCAGATAAGGTGTATATTTATTAGAAATAAAAACAACAAATGGGATATTTAGATAACTCAACAGTAACAGTAGATGCTATTCTGACCAACAAGGGAAGACAAATCTTAGCAGCAGGTGGAAACCTGAACATAACAAAATTCGCAGTCTCAGACGATGAGGTCGATTACGATCTCTGGAATCCAGAGCATACTTTAGGTTCAAACTACTATGGTGCTGTAATCGAAGCAATGCCAATAGTAGAAGCGCTACCAGACGAAACACAAATGCTTCGCTACAAGATGGTAACCTTACCAAAGGATGTAACTGGTATCCCAGTAATTTCAGTAAGTCCAGCTACTGTAGAATTCAGCAATATGAATCAGTCTGCAACGATTGACGTAAGCACACTAAACTTTGCTGGCGGAAATAGTACTCTAGGATATACTGCAGTGCTTTCTGACGACACAGTAGCTACTCTTACAGTAGCCCCAGGATTCAACGTAACAGGAGCAAATGTTGCTATTCAACAAGGTACAAATCTTGCTGGTGGCATTACTAACTTCTTAGACGATTCTGCAACTGGAATCACTACAGCAGGACGTTCTATCACAAGAGTTGGTAAGAAGTTTGTTGTTACTCCAGTACAAAGAGACACTCCAGCTACTTGCTTACTTACTATTATTGGTAACGAGACTGGTGGATTTAAAACAATTACGATTTCGGTAACACAAGCGTTGAACGTAATGACAGACATCGTACCACAAACACTATTACCAGGATAATAAAAGACAAATAATACAAAATGGCTAATATATTTAAAGCATTTGGAGCAGACGACATCATTACCGGTGATGTACAAACCGTAAGTCAACCTCTATGGTCGGAAAACATTAATCCACTTTCTGGAGGTTACTCTTCAGGAATAGGCTTCTTTACATCATCGACACAAGTGTCTCAAAGTGGTGTCTACTACGTAAACGTGTATCACAGAAACCCACTTATAGATCCTAACGCTGCAATCCAATTTGCCATAGCGTATGGTGATTCAAATGGTAGTGGTTCAGTAGGTGACCCAAATACAGTAGGTCAAAACGCAAATGACACACCGTCAAGAGCAATCTACAGCCAATATAGAAATCTATTACTGCCACCTACCGATACTTTATTCTCATTTGGAGGTACAGACAGTACTAAGATTTTTGTAATAAACATTGCTCGCTCTCGATTCAAGCAAAAGATCGATCCAGGAAACTGGACGTTGAGAATTGGAAGTGGTAGTAGTGGAACTGGATCCGGAGCTCTTACAGGTTTCCTATCCTTCACAGACAATAGTAGTGCAAACACCAACCCAGATGTAAACGCAGCAGGTCGAATATTTGGCATATACAGCGGATCTGCCGGTGTAACAGCATCCAACACACAGTATGGATTGTTCTACCCAGATGCAGGTATACTTGTATTTAACGCTACACTATTGTCGTCGTCTCTTGGAATGGTACCTACAACGGAATTTAACCTAGGCAATACTTCAAATACTGTAAAGAATGCTGTTTCACTTTACACAAGAATAAGTGCATCAAGCTACTTTGCAGCACGAAGCGAGGAAAAAGTTACATCAACTCACTTCTTTGTTCGTGTAACCAATAAAGAATTTAATTTCTCAAACAACCCAACGTTTGTAACTGGAAGCACAGGAGGATTTAGATACTCCAACATGTATAGAAATCCTAGCGTCTACATAACAACAATTGGTATGTACGATGATTCAAACAGACTCCTTGCAGTAGCAAAGCTAAGCCAACCTTTATTAAAGACCTTCAATCGCGAAGCTTTAATTAAAGTTAAATTAGATTACTAAAAATGAATATAAGCGTTAGACCTGATATCAATCGATTATCAGGCTCTAACCTTATAAGTTTTACAAAAACAAATTATGGCTGGCGTATTTAAAAACTTAGATAGATCGGACGTTAGAATAACGCCATTCAGAGCTTACAAGGCTTTTAGTGGCGTTACTTCGTATACAACGTACTCTGCAGTATTATCTACGACTCCAATTGAGTTAGGCAATGATGCACTCGATAGCGATAGTACTTTGTATAATTCCAATGGCTATCTAAAGGATAGTGTTTGGCGTACGACAAATCATTTATTTTACAAACACTACTACGACAATACAAAAGCAAGTTTTGGACCAACAGACTTAATAAACCAACAAAAGTTATTCTATCCACAAGCTTTCATAATAAGTTTACCCCAAGGTAATGTTGGTGAAGGTTTAGCACCAAACACATTAGAGATGGTTATTGATGGTGAGGTAATAACAAACGACATATACAACAATCTTGTATATCAAAACCACCTTACTAGATACCAAAACGCAGAACCACTAACAGCAAGTAACGTTGTCTTTTCATTAAAAGAAGCACGCTTCTCCGAAAATGTTAATAAGACACTAACAGGAACATACGATTACTACACGGATTTGTACAGCTCACAAGTAATTTTAACTAATGTAATTCCAACCTCAACTACCAATTACAGACTAAAGCTATCAGACTACACAAACGTTTCAAGCTCAATTCAGATTAAACCGTATTCTACTGAAACAAGAAAGAAGTTTAACTTTACAAACCAAGACTTCGCTATTACGTTTTTGGTGAAATCGCTAGACCCTGGACTAAAAGATCAGACAATCCTTGAAAAAGGGATAACCACAGAAATTTTGGGAGTAGATCAAAATGGTGAGTTATTAAAGCAGACAAGAAACCAATGGCCATATCGATTGACACTACTCTCATCGAGCATGCAACTAAACTTTAGCAAAAAAGGTTCAGCTGGTAGCTTGGACTATACAACGACATTTACAGTCGCTGCTAACGATGTTGTGTACCTAACTCGATTAGACAGCGACTATACAATAGGGGTGGCAGGAGGTGCTACAGAAACATTCACTGACACTCTCTACAATGACGACGATTCCTGCAGCAACACAGGAAACATATACGTATTGAACGGAGAATCAGGTACGTCAGGATCGAGTATGGGTATAGATAGGTTAACTTTCTACAATAGATCATATGATGTGTCATTCTTCGATCGACTAACACCAGCTACCGGATACATGAACGCAAATCCGTACAAAGTATTAGGAAACGTTTTTCCGAGTCACGGAATAATAGCAGTAACAGACCCAACACTACAAGCGGAGC